AGGCTTCGTTATCAATGAACTCATACACCGATCGCACCGGAGTAATATCGGCAATGCGTACTTCTACCTTACCGTTAATATGTTTGTCATAGGCTTTCCAAATTTTGACTGCCTGCTCGGCGCTGATACCTTCATGCGGCCGAGGAGAAACATAAATAATAAGCTTGTCAACGTCCGGGTTCTCGGCAACCTGCTTGGCAACATTAAAGTGACCCCCATGGGGCGGTTTGAATTTACCAGGATAGAGAGCAATATTCTTATCTTCATTTTCATTAATTTGAAGCACTCTCTGCAGTCCCGGCAGTTCAGCCTCTAGTTCCTCCATATCTGCGCCTTCATTGGCTTGGAGCCCGCTACTCATGGCAAAATCCAGGGTACTCATTAATCCCGTGGGAGTCCGAAGACGTCGTTGTTTCTTCTCCGCTAAAGCCGGGATACCCTTTCGACCGTATTTAAACAGACCTAAAATCTGATTCATCGGCGCAAAGCCACCGGTGAATTTATAAGTATTCCCATCATAATCAAAGACAAACCCTTCGGCTGCCGAAGAGATCCCCTCTAGGTTCTTGAGCTTTTCCATCTGAACTTTGAGTATCTCCATCGCCTGTTCATTGTTAGACCCTTCGATGGCTTTAATAGCCTTATCTACTTCCCCGCGCTGTCGGAGCAGCTCTTCATCGCTGTCTAGCACAAAGGCGCTGCGCAAACCCCGGAGCATCTCTACTGCAAAATCATGAATGATGTCTTCCAAGGGAAAGATAAAGGTTTTAAGATACTTGGGATAATTTTTAATAATGTCGAGAATCTCGTTATGAAGACTTGGTTCATCGATTTGTTTAAGGATCTGACGTGTTTCTAAGCCGCGAACCTTCTTGGGCCCGGGCTCGCCTTCAATAACTCCGTAGTAATCTTCCATGATGCGTTTAACAATCTGCTTTCGATCCTCCACATCCAAAGTGGGTAAACGAGTGATCAGCATGTCGTCCAGACTTTTGATGATGTAAGTTCCTACTGAATCACCATCACTAACGCCAGCGCCCTCCATAAACTTGTTTAAGCGCTCCAGAGAGTCATGAAGAACAACATCATCCCCTAACGCCTGTAAATTTCTGATAGCGTTTACTTGTACAGCAAAGTCATCGTCTGTTAATTCCTCTTGAGACCGCTCCAACGCTCCTTGAAGTTTAGCAGCCTGTTTCTCGCCGAACCCTTTAACATCATCTTGAGGGAGAGGCTTTCCAGTGGTCCTATCGTACGCAGCATGTCCGGCACGATGGATCAAAAAAGTTTTCTTATCATAGTTGATAACATTTGCACTCCCCGGGTCCATTACTTCGGCATTATAATAAATGTTAGTGTCTGGCCCAAAGAGTTCAAGTTTTTCCTCCTCGGTAAACTGAGATACAGCCCTCTCGAAAGCCGCGAAAGCATTGACAAAAGCCGCGGTGAGGGCCCCACGTCCTTCAAACTTAGCCAATAACTGCTCAGGGGTTAAACCTCCTGCTTTAATATTTCCTTTATTACGCGCTGCTCGGACCGTTCCATCGTTGACATTATAAGAAACAAAAAGATTTTGCCCATCAGTCTTTTCTGTCCCCCGTAATTCTCCCGCGGAAGCTTTATCCATCACATCCTTTATTTGACCAAACGTCATATAAGGATTATCATATATGTGGGACATATGCCCAAAGACGCCACCCATTATTCTACCTCTTGTTTTCTTCTAAAACTTTCACCTGCTCTTCAAGCGTATTAACGCGCTCTTGTAAGCGACGCATGTGACGTCGTACTTCTCGTAAATTTGCACGCGCCATTTCAATACGGCGCTCATCGGTGCGGGACCGGGGGGTAACTGCTTCTAAGACTTCTCCAATCGATTGAAGGTACGTCGCCAAACTAGGAGGAGCAGACTCTCCTAAAAGAAAGTTTCGAGTGAGACGACGAAAGTCCACGCTCTAAGCCTCTTTCGAAGCTCGTGTTTTACGAGAGGTGCTTTTTTTAGCGGGGGCCTTCTTGGTAGTGCTCTTTGTCGGAGCGGCAGCTTTCTCCGCGGCAGCCTTCTTTGCCTTTGCGGCCTTTGCTTCCTCCGCTTTAGCTTTTGCGGCAGCGGCGGCTTTAGCTTTGGCGGCCGCCTCAGCCTTTACAGCTGCCGCAGCTCTCTCTGCCTCGGCCTGTGCTTGCGCTTTTTGTGCTGCAATGTCCTTTTCAGCAGCTGCAGCAGCACGTTTACGTTTAACCCATGGTGCAACCATTACTCATCTCCCTTCACGGCTTCAGCTTCGGCTGCAGCTTTTTGCGCAGCCAGCTCGCGAGCTTTTGCCAACTCCGCGGCTCGTCGTTCTTCTTCTTCACGTTTTTTTTTGGCGGCCGCATTTGCAGCTTCCTGTTGTACTTGAGCTGCCGCGGCTTCGGCAGCGGCGCGCTCTCGGCGCCGACGTTTCAATATAGCAGACATTATTTACCTTCCTTTTTAATACGCTCGATAATTCGACGCGTAATTTCTTTGGCCTCTCGGACAGAAATGCGCTGAGAAGCAGTCTCTTCTAGCCCCCGCCCCTTCTTGAGGTCGGCAACAGCTCTCTTTTCACGCTTTCTTGTTCCAGTGTAATCGGCCGGGTCCTTTTCGGACTCTTTATCCAAACCTGATAACTCCGCCGCCGTTAAAGCTTTGTGGAGCTTGCCTTGACTGCGTGCCCAATCAACATGATTCTCGTCTATCTCTTCGCTTCCTTCCCGAAAATGAGTTCCGCGCTCACGTCGTCGTTCGTGGTCTTCGTCATAGTCCATATCGCGCTTAAGGGCGTCAATGTGTCCTCGCGATGCATGGCGGCGGATTAAATCTCTCAGTTCACGGTCGTCACGGCCTTCATCCTCACCATAATGGTAGGTCTCTTCACCTTCCGAGTCTTCCTGTAATTTGGCTTCGCGCTCTTTTTTATCAAACTGGTAATGATCATCCTCGGACCCACCATGACCAGCATCGCCCGCAGGGAGTTTACCTTCCTTAAGTAAGCCCCACTTTTTCATGAGCTTCGTATTCAGCTCTCCGTTCTTCCATTCTTTTAATGACATTTTTGGTTCTCCTGAGTCCGAGAAGTCAATCTCGATGTTAATTTTTCCTGTCTTAATTAGGTCTTCAAAGTCCCTAAAGATCAAATTTCCTTTAGTGTAAGCCTCGCGTTCCATTTTGCGTAAATGCGGATCTTTCTGTGCATATCCTTCTTCGGTGCTGCTGGCCGTGGTAAAATCACCGCGACAATTTTGGGCATGATGTACCAGTTCATGGGATAAGGAGCGTAGCACATCCTTGGGGTGACGATTATCCGTGTAGAGTACTACTTCTAGTGCCCCTGGATCGTAATAGGCTGTCTTACCAAGCATCTTCCCAGCATTCTCTTCATCACTTTGAAAAATGATAGTTACCGGTTTATCAAAACCCAGCTTTTGCTGCGAGTATGGGAAGAAATTATCCACCATCTGTTCCAGGTGATATACATTTCCAATTGTGTTGTTGACGCATTTATGCATTATTAATTAAATAGTTGAAAAAAGAAGAAAAAGAGCACCCCATAAATGATACACAAAAATGGCGATGTAAACTAAGTTTAAAGCGAGTAAGATTTTAAAAATTTTATGAGTAAAGCGTTTGCGAAAATAATAGAGGATCCAAATCCCCACGGCACTCAAGCCCAACTTGGCTACCACAAACATTAGGGGTGAGATATCTAAGAAGAAAGCCATTATGGGGTTGGCTTCGTGACCCAAGTCATTGGCGACCCAAAAGATAGTAGCAGTAAGATCAATAAGTATAAAGATTGCTAGGATATACACCAATCGCACAATCTTACGCACTAAAATTACTCCTTACGCGACTCCATACCTTCACAAAGGGCACATGCCACTTCGTCGGCGCACAGCCAACGTGGTTGCTGCCAAAAAGGTACTAGCATATGCACCACCATGGCTGCTCCTGAAAGCAAGAGAAGACCGGCGAACTTCGCTGACCTCTTGGTGTGAGCTATCCAGCCCTCGTGTTTAAAGTGTGCCCAGTCCCACATTTTTACATCCTTCCCTGTCCGGGGCCCTTATCGTACGTAATCGCCTTAAAAGCTTTCTCTAGATAATCCGCTGCCTTAGTGATTTTCGCTTGAACCCAGGGCTCTAAATTTTCGTCTCCTTGAAGCATATCATGCAATTGTTGGGCCTGTTGGGACATGTGAAAAAGGGCTTGCCGTGCCATATCCCCTTCATACCCATCAGGATCCTTTTCATAGCGCTGTACAGCTGGAGAAGACCCTGCCTGAGGGGTTTCGAGCAAAACACTCTCCTGAGTATAAACTTCCTCGGCAATCAAAGCTTTTAAATTTTTTCTGGTAAGTTTCATTTCTGGTTACTCCTGGGGCTCAGCGACTGCGCCCGAAACGTAGGCATGGAATAAATCCTGCTCTTCGGGCTCTAGTTGCTCATAGGAAGCTACTACTTTTTGTAACTCAGGCGACATCCCCCCGAGGGCGGCCTCATCCATCATACCGGCAGCCACTCCATTAGCGCCGTAATCCATGGCGCCGCGATAAGGAACATATCCCCCCCATCTTTGCTGATTGCGTGGAGGGGCTACCACTTCCTGATCGGGCATTGGCTGAGCGCCGCTCTCTACTAAACTATTGAGAGCTTTACGTAAAAAGGAGGTGGCTTTGAAGGCGTACTCATAAGCATTATCAAAGATCGGATCATCTAAAGCCTCAACGAGCTTTTCGGTCGCCTCCCGGGCAGCCAGTGCAATGTTAAACATCTTGTTAGCTGTGGGATCACCTTTGTCTTGAACCTTATCAGCTGTGTCGGAAGCAGGCATGCGGTGAGGGACACCCGGAGGGCCAGACGGTTGCATCTGACCTCCTGGGCCGTCGACGGCCATTGCATCTTCCACTAAGCGCTTCAGCTGCGCATAATCAATACTCATGAACTAGCCCTTCTTGCGTTTGCGAGCCATTTTACGGAATGTCTTAGCTAGATTGTAGCGCTTCGATCCCGGGGGGCAACTGTCGCTTCCGAACTTATCTCCAGTACACACACCTTCGGTCCCGCGGCGTTCAATATCTGCCTCGGCATCCTGGATCCAATTATCATCTTTTTCTTCGCCCAGTACTTCATCAAGTAATGCAGCCGGATCGAGGTTAAACATTTCTACTGCTTCAGCATTAGTAAGCACCACCTCTATTTCTTCTCTAATAATTCTCATTAACTCTGATTTTTTCATAACACGAATCTCCGGCGTCTAATTAAATAGTCTCTTGCAGACCGTCTGGCTCCATATAGGGGTGTTTTTTAAGATACTTCTTCATTCTAGGCGCTACTTCAAAGCCTGCTTCATGAAGTTTGTTGGCCCACCACCTTGCAATAGCGCCCTCTTCAAGGGCCGACGGGACCAGATTAGCCTTGATTCCTGCAGCTTCAGCCGCGGCTACTTCCTCTTCATCATCGTCCCAATGTTCCACAACACCGAGAGATAAAAGAGTATCAGCCTTAAGGTCGCCATGCGTGTAGTGGACGCTCTCAACAGGAAGGTCTAGTTCGGCAACCAACTCTTCTGGGTCTGGGGCTGTGTCCCAAGGGTGCTTGTCTCCTGTGCGTTTTGAACGGGATGTAACAATTAGAACTTTGTTGCCAGCCGCTGCAAGTTCTCTTAGCTTTGCGATGTTTTCTTCGTGAGGTCCGTCATAAATAATACCGAACTCCGGATCTTCTGGGTCTGGCTTGTGCCTGATTAAAGTCTCGTCATAATCAAACGAGTAGATGTTCTGTTCCAAGTTGTCTTCTTCGGCGATGTACTTTCGCCATTCTTTTAAAATCTGTTTCATCATTATAAATATACCTTTTCATTCATTTACAGTATAACAGATTGAAAAAGGAAGTCAAGAAGTTTTTAACGTTCGTAGAGATCACCCCAATCTGGGTCAAAGACTGATGAGTCAATTATTTTGAAGTTGCCCTCAGTGTCGTATCCAATATTGCCCCTGCCAAGCTCATACTTGTCAATAGCAAACTCGTGCATTGCTTTGCTTAGCTCTTGGTATGCAGGTCCTGCTACTGGCGCGAGGATTTCCTGCGCTTCCATCGCTTCCAGATCTTCCTCGCTCTCATAGCCGGGTCGGGGCATTTTGGACCTGTCACCACCGCGAAAAGATCCCATGATGACCTTCATAATATGAAAGGGATCGGCAGGATTAATGTTTTTGGCTTGGCGAGACTGGAGTATGGCTTCTTGTTCTTCAGGAAAAGACTTATCAAGAACTGTTTGCATATCGTCCATACGGCTGAGCGGCGTAGCCTTCTCCATCACCACCCAAGAAAAGTCATCCGCATGCGCGTACGCTTTGGGAAAAATAAGAGGATATCTTTTTGAAGTCTCAAAATCATCCTTGTTCATCTGAAGATTTTCTTTGTCAGGTCGCCCACCGAGGTGCGCATGAGCGATCTTTACTACATGTTCGTCGTCACCCATTGGAGCCCACACAGACCGAAAGGAGCCGCTGCCTAATCTCTTGAAATGCGGGTTTTCATGGTCGGAGCCCTTGCGCATTTCACCGGTGAGACTTTGTATAAACTCCGGGAGATCCTTTAGCCACGGGAAATATTTTTCTTCGCTTTCTGCAAGATACTTCCGCCAGTTTTCTAGTAGGAGTTTCATTTATTTTTGTTGAGCTTTTTGTAAAAACGCCTCATAAGTGAGGGACCACTCCAAAGGAAGAATATTTTTCCCATCTTCCGTCTGCTCCCATTCCACAAAATAAGCGCTGTCCCCTGATCCGAAAATAGCACCGGAATCTTTACCAACAAGCTGGTTCTTTAATACGTCAATCGGATTTGTTTTAACAGCTTCGCGAAAGTTGCCCGCACTCTTATAGGGAGAATTCGGCCCCAAATCGGCCGAATCGGGGATATTTCCTGCTTGAACATAGACAAATCCAGGTTTTACTCCCTCAGGCGCTGGAGACATGGGGTAATCTCGAAGATCCTGAAGGGTGACGTAGGTACCGCCAGGCTCTTCTTGTGTTTGCGTGGCCACATCTTGCTCATAGTCTTGCCAAGCTTTCTGGGTCTGCGCAGCTGCACCCCCGACGGCGCCGGTGGCCAAACTAAGAGCCACTGCGAGAGGGATGCCCTTCTTTCGTGCGAAGCGCTTAAGTTTATCCATGAACTCGGCTTCAGTAATTTGCCCAGATTCATATAACGCATGAATATCCTGCGCCTCGGTCAGTAGTTGGTACTTCCGCCAGTTTTCAAGTAAGAGTTTCATTCTTCGGAATTCCAGCAGCCACAATTAGAACAGCACCGACCGATGGTAAGGTCTGCTAGTTTTTTCAGATATTGGATTACAAGATTCATTCTTTACCCTTTCCTTGCATCCTAAGTAGTCTATCCTCGGCGTATTTGGCCCTCATATCGCCCAAACCACGGTCAATTTTCTCTAGGGCCTGTACCAGCATCTTTTCTTGATTGGCAAGCTTGGTAGCGATCATCTCCTGGTGATATTGGCGAGCCTCCTTGGCTTCTTTTTCTTCTTCTTTCTT